GAGCTTCGAGGGCTGGCGCAACTCCAGCCTCGCCGGCGGCGTCGCGACGGCGAAGACGATCACCGGCAACGACGGCAACACGTATACGCTCAACGGCGGCTCGTCGAACAAGTCGAGCAATACGACGCAGGCCGTTACGCTCGGCCAGGCGCTCAACGCCGTCGCGCCGCTCGTCAACGGCGCGGTCGCCTACGCCTGGTTCGTCGGCGCCGCCGGCTCGGAGACGCTGCAGGCGATCACCACCATCAACAGCGCGTCCTTCGCCGCCCCGCTCGCCGCCGGGCAGCAACCGGCGAGCGCGATCGCCGCCGACAATTCGCGCAACGCGACGCTCGCCTTCGACGGGTTGCTGACCGTCGGCTTCAACCCCGCCAACAGCGCCTATGTGCAGTCGCTGGCTTCGGGCGCTGCGGGAACCGGATCGTTCCTCACGTCCTCCGGTCGCGGCTCGGTGATCGAGATCGACAATATGCTGGTGCAGATGTGGAACACGTACCGGGTGTCGCCGACCGCGCTCTATGTCAACGCGCAGGAGCAGAAGAACATCACCACCAAGTGCCTGACCAACGCTTCGGGGCCGTTGATCCGATACAACGTCGCCGCCGACAGCGACAACGGCGGGCCCTACGGCGTCTCCGCTTCCGGCGTGGTGCGCTGGTACTACAACCCGTTCAGCGTCGACGGCGGCTTCGACATTCCGGTCAAGGTCCATCCCGACCTGCCGCCGGGCACGATCCTCGCTTTGTGCGAGCGGCTGCCGGTCTGGTACCAGTCGAACCAGACCCCCAACGTCGCCGAAGTGCTGACGCGGCGCGACTATTACCGCGTCGACTGGCCGCTGCGCACGCGGCGGCGCGAGTTCGGCGTCTACGCCGAAGAGACGCTGGCGGTCTATGCGCCGTTCGGCGTCGGCATCCTCACCAACATCGGCAACGGCTGACCGAGACCGGAGGGCGGGCGCCGCAAACGCGGCCCCCTCGCGCCCCCCTACCGCATGATTGCGCTCCCGTCCTCCGACTTTTCGGCGCCCGTTCCCATGAGCCCTTACGACCTCACCAACCTCGCCGCGCTGAAGGCGTGGCTCGGCCTGCCCGCCGCGCCTTCGGCGAGCGACGCGACGCTCGCCGCGCTGGTCACGGCGGCGAGCCGCGCGATTCTTGCTGCGCTCTCCCGCCCCGGCCTGCTGCCGCAGGACTATGCGGAGCTGTGCGACGGCGATCGCCGCGCACTCACGCTGCGGCATTGGCCGGTGCTGCAGGTGCGCAGCGTGACGTGGAATGGCGCCGCCGTTCCGCAGCTCGCCGCCGGCGGCGTGACCGCCGCGTTCGGCTACATGCTGCGGCCCGGCGATCTCGCGCCGCCCGGCGCGCCGCAGGCGCTCGACCTGTTCGGCGTCCAGCCAACGCACCGCCGCGCCAATGTCGTCGTCGACTACCAGGCGGGCTACGCCGTCGTCGGCGAGACACAGGCGATCCCTGCCGCTGCGCCGCCGACGCTTGCGGCGCTCGCGCCCTACGGGCCGTGGGCGAGCGATCTCGGCGTGACCTACGCTGAGAGCGCCGGGCCGCTGGCGGCGGTCACGGGCGCGCCTGAGGCTGGGCAGTACGCCGTCGCCGACGGCGTCTACAGCTTCGCTGCGGCCGACGCGGGCGCCTCCGTCTCGCTGAGCTACGGCTATGTCCCGCAGGACCTCGCGCAGGCGGCGCTCGAGCTCGCCGCCGAACGCTTCCGCGCCGCCGATCATATCGGCGTCCGCTCCAAGTCGCTCGGCGGCCAGGAGACGATCGCCTTCGATTCCGCGCCGATCTCGGCCCCGGTGCTGGCGCTGCTCCAGCCGTATCGAAGGGTGGCGGTCTGATGTTGAGCCTCTCCCTCTCCGGCGACGACGCGCTCGACGCGCGGCTCGACGCCTACGCCGGCGCGCTCGGCGACGCGTTCGCCGCCAAGGCGGAAACGCTGGCGCAGGCGCTCGCCGACACGGTGAAGTCGGACAAGCTCTCCGGCCAGGTTCTTGCGGCGCGCTCCGGCGCGTTGCGCGACTCGATCGAAGCCGAGGTCGCGGCGGACGGCGACTCTATCGTCGCGACAATCGCCTCGGTCGGCGATGTCAAATATGCGGCGATCCAGGAATACGGCGGCCGCACGGCGGCGCACGAGATTCTGCCGGTCAAAGGCAAGGTTCTCGCCTTCCTCGCCGGCGGCGCAATGCGCTTCGCGACGCGGGTCGAGCATCCGGGCTCGACGATTCCCGAGCGCTCCTATTTGCGCGCGACGCTCGACGAGCAAGCGGACGCGATCGTCGCCGCGCTCGCCGCGACGCCGCAAGAGACATGGGGCGCGACATGAGCCGCGAAGTCGCCTTCTCCGCTTTATTCGCCACCGTCTCGGCCGCCTATCCGTGGGGCGTCGCCTCGCGGCGGCTGAAGCTGTGGAGCGAAGTGCCCGCCGCGCTGCGCCCGGCCCTCTTCCAGCTCGAAAGCGGCGCCGAGACCTACCAATGGCCGACGCCTGCGGCGCCCAAGCGCACGCTGGAGGCGAAGTTGTTTCTCTATTTCGACGCGCGCGATCCCGCGGCGCTCGGCGCGAGCGCGATCAACGCCGCACTCGACGCGCTCGACGCGGCGCTGGCGCCCGCCGGCGCCGATCTCGCCCTCGGCCGCCAGACGCTCGGCGGGACGGCCCACGATTGCAAGATCAGCGGCGTCCCGGTGCGCGATCCCGGCGATCTCGACGGCGACGCGATCGCCGTCGTCGCGGTGAGGATCGTACTGGAGTAAGGGAAGGCGCGACGATGCGAAGCGACGACCTGATCCGGCGCTGCGACGACTACCTGGCGGCGCATCCGATCGCCGCCGAGATGACGTTCGCCAACGGCTATCTCACGCTCGGCGCCGGGACTCGCCTGGCGAAGCTCGGCGCGACGCTCGACGAGGCGCGTCTTGCCGCGCTGCTGACCAGCGCCCACGGCGGGCCGATCGAGGCTTCGCGCCTCGCGCACGTCCGGCGCGCGGTCGAGACCTGGCGCGACGGCGATCGCGCGCTGGCGCTCACGCATCTTGCGCTGAGCCGCCTGGCGAAGCTCGGCGATCCTGTGGAGGGCGCGCGGCGGCTGTTCCTTGCAGACACGCTGACGAACGCCGGCGTCGCGCCTGACGTCATCGTCGCAGCGCTGACGAACGAAACGGCGATCAGCCAGCCGCCTGCAATGAAATATAGCCCTGACCAACCGCGCGTGCCGGCGGGCAGTCCGGACGGCGGGCAATGGACTAACGGCGATTGGGCCGGCGACGCGGCGCCGCAACCGCCGGTTCGCGCGGGAGGCGTCCAGGTCGCGGACGCCTTCTCAAACTGGGCGCAATATCTGGGACCGAGCGCCGGCTCCAATCGATCTGAGACGGGTGGCCGCACGCCTTCTCGTGCGCAGGTGCTCCTTCCTCTCTCGAGCAACTTCGTCAGCCATGTGAACGTTTCATGCGAGGAAATTTCGGAGTCTGACTTGGCGATTTGCCGCTCGGCCATCTTTGACGACGACCCCTACTTTCAGGGACAATGCATGAAAGGGATGCTGCAGCGAATGGACGAGTGCGCAAAGGGTCTGCCGCTTTCGCCGCTTCTCCCCTATTGATGAGACGACAATGTTGGACGTTCTAACGCTCCTCAAGGCCATGGCCGCCGCGCTGCAGAGCTCGAAACCATTGGAGTGGGCTTCGATCGCTCCGGTTATTGGCGTGCGTTTCCAGGGCGTCAGGCCGGTTGGCCGAAGCGGCTCCGCATCGGCGATCGAAAGCGGAACGTTGATTGATGGCGACCGACCGGTCGATGGAATCGTCTTCCAGAGCCCGCCGCGTCGCATCTCCCTGCTCTTCCCCGACTCCACGTTGAGCGATCCCGAAATCTCGTCACGGCAATTCGCGCCGCAGCAGCGCATTGTTCCATCCCAGACCACCGGCGGGTACGCGATCGTCTTCAACATCGGCGAGATTGAATGCGCGGTGCTGGCGTCCGAGCCTGGGCACTTGATTGACGGCCTCACCGCCAGCGAGCCGCGACGAGAGTCCGGGCGCGCATCTCCGTCAACTTGAACGACGCACGCGGCGGCGACTTAGACGCCAACAAGCCGATCGTCGGCGACGCGCATCCGAGTCCCCTGCCACAAGCCCGCATCGGCGAGCCGAACCATCGCCGCAAAGCGTGGTTCCGCGTCGCGCGACGGCGCGCTCATCCCAAGGACCGTCCGCCCATGCCCGACGAAGGCCGTCAGACGCCGTTGCCGCCGAGCCTTGTCGCTCGCCTTGCGCTCGCGGCGCGCTACGCGATCAGCGGCGTCGCGCCCGACACGTGGTTCGGGCCGCAGCAGCCGCTCGCGCCCCAGGCGCCGCCGGAGGTCAAGGGGCGGCAGTTCGACTATCCGTTCGGCGTCAACCTCTCTTACGTTCCGCGTTCGACCGGCGGCATTTCCTTCGCCGAGCTGCGCGCGCTCGCCGACGCGCTGCCGCTGTTGCGCGCCGTCATCGAGACACGCAAGGACCAGGTCGCGGCGCTGAGCTATTCGGTGCGCGCGCGCGATTCCGCGAGCGCCGGCGACGCCGCGAAGCGCGCCAAGACGGCCCTCGCCTTTCTCGCCCGCCCCGACCGACGCCATGCGTTCTCGGCCTGGCTGCGCATGCTGCTCGAGGACATGCTGGTCATCGACGCCGCGACCCTCTACCCGCGCTTCTCGCGCGACGGCGCGCTCTACAGCCTCGACGTCATCGACGGCGCGACGATCACGCCCCTCATCGGCGAGGACGGCCGCTCGCCCGATCCGCCAGACCCGGCCTACCAGCAGATCCTGCACGGCGTGCCGGCGGCCGACTTCTCATCCGACGAACTGCTCTATCTTCCGCGCAACGTCCGCACCCACAAGCTCTACGGCTTCTCGCCGGTCGAGCAGATCGCGCTGACCGTCAACATCGCGCTGAGGCGCGAAGCGGCGACGCTCGACTATTATCGCGCCGGCTCGACCCCAGACGCGTTCGCGACGCTGCCAAAGGAATGGACGGTCGACCAGATCCGTCAGTTCCAGGATTATTTCGACGCGCTGATGAGCGGAAATTCGGCGCGCCGCCGCATGACCAAGTTCATGCCCGCCGACTTCCGCCTGATCGAAGCGCGCCAGCCGCCACTGAAAGACCAGTACGACGAATGGCTGGCGCGCGTCATCTGCTACGCGTTCTCGGTTCCCGCTTCCGCCTTCGTTTCACAGGTCAACCGCG